AAAGAAGATGTCAAAGTCTACACACAAGACGGAAAACTCTTTGTCGAAGGAAATCAACAAGAAGACAAAGAGTCAAGCCAAAACTACGTCCATAGAGGACTGGCTCAACGATCTTTCACCAGAGCTTGGAGCCTCTCAGATGAAACGGAAGTTAGATCAGTTAAATTTGAGAATGGGTTGTTAGCAATTGTTCTTGGTAGGATTATACCAGATCATCATCAAAAGAAAGTTTGGTTTTAAATTATAAATACAACTGAATATCGTCGCTGCTGGGAGGCCTCTGGCAAAATCCAGAGGATCTCCCCATTTTTTTAGGAGTTATTATGGAAAATTTAAAAGTGTTGATTATTGATGGACTCACCATCCTTGCACAAATTGATGAAGTCTCAGGTGAACTAGGATCTCCTGATTGCAAACTAACTGAACCTATGGTACTGGGTGAGCAAGATACAATGTCACCTTGGTTAGTTGGTGTAACATCACAGAATACCTTTATGATTCACTCTGATAAGATCTTGACTATTGTAGATCCTAATAGTAAACTGAAAGAGAGATATGAGAGTCTGGTGAAGGAATGAGGTTCTACACAAACGTACAGATGGTTGGTAACAACTTTCTTGTTCGTGGTTATGAAGATGGTCAGAGAAAAATTTACAAAGAAGCATATCAACCAACTCTATTTGTCAAGTCCAAGAAAGAATCTAAGTGGAAGACACTAGATGGTGATAATGTAGAACCAATTCAACCAGGAACTATCAGGGACTGTAGGGAGTTTTATAAGAAGTATGATGGTGTAGATGGTTTTCCCATTTATGGCAATGAAAGATATGTTTATCAATATATTTCTGATAAGTATCCAGAGGAAGAGATTAAGTTTGATATCTCAAAGATCTCTCTTGTAACAATGGATATTGAGGTTCAGGCAGAAGAAGGATTTCCTGATCCTGAATCTTGTTCTGAAGAGATGCTGACTATCTCAATTCAGGACAATGCCACCAAAGAAATTATTACCTGGGGAAGGAAACCATATACTCCTACTCAAAAGAATGTAACCTATCATCATTTTAGTGATGAGATAGCAATGCTTAATGCTTTCCTTTACTGGTGGTCACAGAACACTCCTGATGTGGTTACAGGATGGAATGTGAGATTATATGATATCCCATATCTGTGTGGAAGAATCAGCAGGATTATGGGTGAGAAGAAGATGAAACTACTGTCACCTTGGGGATTAGTTTCTCAAGATGAAGCATGGATTTCTGGTAGGAAGTTTAATGTATTTGATATTGCTGGACTCACAACACTAGACTATCTTGAACTTTACAAAAAGTTTACATACAAGGCACAGGAGTCATACAGACTGGACTATATTGCTCAGGTAGAACTTGGGCAGAAGAAACTTGACCACAGTGAGTTTAATACTTTCAAAGATTTTTATAGGGGTAACTGGAAAAAGTTTGTAGACTACAACATCATTGACGTGGAACTTGTTGACCGCTTGGAAGACAAGATGAAACTGATTGAACTTGCCTTGACTATGGCATATACCGCAAAGGTCAACTATGTGGATGTTATGTACCAGGTCAGGATGTGGGATACAATAATTTATAACTATTTAAAGAGAAGGAATATTGTTATTCCTCCTAAGGATAGGTCTGAAAAAGATTCCAAGTTTGCAGGTGCTTATGTTAAAGAACCGAAACCAGGAAAGTATGATTGGGTGGTTAGTTTTGACCTTAATAGTTTGTATCCTCATCTCATTATGCAATATAATATATCCCCAGAGACACTTATTGAGGAAAAGCATCCCTCAGCAACAGTTGATAGAATACTTGAGGAAAAGATAAGTTTTGAAATGTATAAGGACTATGCAGTTTGTGCTAATGGTGCAATGTATAGAAAGGATGTGAAGGGATTCCTCCCTGAACTGATGGAGAAGATGTATGCAGAGAGGGTCATCTTCAAGAAGAGAATGCTTCAAGCAAAACAAGCATATGAAAAATCCCCAACTAAAAAACTGGAGAAAGAGATTGCAAGGTGCAATAATATTCAAATGGCTAAGAAGATCTCTCTTAACTCTGCTTATGGCGCTATCGGTAATCAGTATTTTAGGTACTACAAACTTGCCAATGCAGAGGCAATCACCATGTCTGGACAGACATCTATCAGGTGGATTGAAAACCACATGAACACATATCTAAATAATCTATTACAAACAAAAGATGTAGATTATGTCATCGCATCTGATACTGACTCAATCTATATTAACTTTGGACCTCTTGTTGATAAATTTTTTAGTAATATTAATGGTGATAAGGCTAAACTTGTTACAATACTTGACAAGATCTGCCAAGAAAAATTGGAACCATTTATTGAGAAGAGTTACCAGAATCTTGCGACATATGTAAACGCATATGACCAGAAGATGCAGATGAAGCGTGAGAATATAGCAGATAGAGGCATCTGGACAGCAAAGAAAAGATACATCCTCAATGTGTGGGACAGTGAGGGTGTAAGGTATGAAGATCCTAAACTAAAAATTATGGGTATTGAGGCTGTTAAATCATCTACTCCTGCTCCCTGTAGGAAGATGATTAAGGATGCTCTCAATCTAATGATGGGTGGCACTGAGGATGAGGTGATTGACTTTATTGATGATGCCAGAGCAAAGTTTAAGAAGATGACCCCAGAAGAGATTGCCTTTCCTAGAACTGTGAGTGATGTTAATAAACATAAAAGTCACTCAATGATCTATGCAAAAGGAACTCCTATTCATTGTAGAGGTGCTCTTTTGTATAATTACTATGTTAAGGAAAAGAAACTTGACACCAAATATTCTCTTATCAACAATGGAGAAAAAATTAAGTTTATCTACTTAAAAAAAGCAAATCCAATCAGAGAGAATGTTATTTCATTCATTTCAGATTTTCCTGTGGAACTGGGTATTGACAAGTACATTGACTATGACCTACAATTTGACAAAGCCTTCTTAGAACCTGTCAAAGTCATTCTTGATGCCATTGGTTGGAATGTTGAGAAAGTTGTAAACCTAGAACTATTTTTTGGATAATGGATCTACCTATTAACGACAAAGAACTTGCTACAATTGTAAGTGCTCTTAGATTAGGTGGAGATACTTCTTTGTATCAAAAACTTAAGAAAATTAAGGACATCCGTGATGCTAATCCAGGTGGACCTTACAAAAAAATTGCCCGTGAAGATTTTGGATTCGTATTGTAATGGATTTTTTAAAAGAAATTGTAAAAGAGATTGGAGATGACTATACCCAACTCGCATCAGACATTGATGACACAGAAACTTTTGTGGACACAGGTTCGTACATCTTTAACGCATTGGTTTCAGGTAGCGTATTTGGTGGCGTATCTGGGAATAAGATTACTGCCATTGCTGGGGAGTCTTCTACTGGCAAGACTTTCTTTAGTCTCGCTGTGGTTAAGAATGTTCTGGATAGTAATCCTGATGGTTACTGTTTGTACTTTGACACTGAAGCAGCAGTTAATAAATCTCTTCTTAAAAGTCGTGGAATTGACTTAGAAAGATTGGTTGTTATCAATGTAGTTACAATTGAACAGTTTAGACAAAAGGCACTACAGGCAGTAGATATATACTTAAAAAAATCTGAAGATGATCGCAAACCTTGTATGTTTGTGTTAGATTCTTTAGGGATGCTTTCAACTGAGAAGGAGATCCGTGATGCTTTAGATGATAAACAAGTTCGAGACATGACTAAATCTCAATTAGTCAAAGGTGCGTTTCGTATGCTCACACTTAAACTAGGACAAGCAAATGTTCCGCTCATTGTCACAAATCACACGTACGATGTCATTGGCGCTTATGTACCAACTAAAGAAATGGGAGGAGGCAGTGGCCTCAAGTATGCCGCCAGTACGATCATTTATCTCTCAAAGAAAAAAGAAAAGGATGGAACGACTGTTATCGGAAACCTTATCAAAGCTAAGACGCACAAGTCGCGTTTAAGTAAGGAGAATAAGGATGTTACAGTGCGTCTTTATTACGATGAGCGTGGTCTTGATAGATATTATGGTCTTCTTGAACTTGGTGAGATTGGAGGACTTTGGAAGAACGTTGCAGGTCGTTATGAGATAGATGGTAAGAAAATCTATGCCAAGGCAATCTACAAAGACCCAGAGTCATACTTCACAGATGAAGTGATGGAAAAACTTGATGCAATTGCAAAAGAAGAATTCTCTTATGGTAGTTAATGGACAAAATTGAATTTCTGGTTCTCAGGAACCTCTTACATAATGAAGAGTATTTAAGAAAAGTTATTCCCTTTATCAAGTCAGATTATTTCCAAGACTACAATCAAAAGATTGTATTTGAGGAGATCATGTCTTTTGTATCTGAGTACAATGAAGTTCCATCAAAGGAAGTTCTAGGTATTGAGGTAGAGAAGAGAAAGGACATTAATGATACTTCTTATCAAGAAATCTCCAAACTCATCAGTTACCTTGATGATGAACCAGCAGAG